ATGTTTTTGGAACAAGTCGGAAGAGAATTAAAAAGTATCCGTGCTAAGAATGGTTGGACACTTGAAAAGGCTTCTGAAATAACAGGGATTCACAAAAATACATTAAGTATATATGAAAATAATTCAGATGTTATGCAACTGGGAAAATTGTTTAAAATATTGAATGATTACAATATAAATATTGATATTTTTTTTAAAAATGTATGTGAAAGTATTCACCAAAAAAAACAAGAAGAATAGGAGAGAAAATGAAGTTTTATACAAAAAGAAAGTTAAAAAAAGAATTGATAAAGAAGTAAGTTAAATAAGTAAACAAAAACCACCACGATAAGAAAAAAAAGAATCTTGTCGAATAAAATATCATGAGGTGATAAAAATGAAAAATCAAAAAAAAGAAATCGCTACCAACGATAAAAAACCGACAGGGGAAGAAATGGCAAAAACCATTTTGAAACTACTGGAATTTCAAGAACAAATAAAAATAGAATACATATTGAAAAAGGCATAACTAATAAAAAGTCACAATAATTGTGAAAAAACAAAACAAAGGAGGCGGATCAAAATGGAAAAGAGATTAAAACTAAAAGATAATGTATTAGCAACAATAGAGATTATAGCATTTTTAGTAATAACAATTGGAATCGGTTTAGTTGTTTTATAGGAGGAAATATGAAAAAAAGACAAAAAGAAAAGGACTCAATCACAACAAAAAGTCCCTTGCTTTTAACAAGCACCTATAAAATACTACAAAATTGTGATTTTGTCAAATTGAGGTGCTGAATGAAAAGAAAAACCTTTGTTTTAAAAACTGACTTAGATGAAAAAACAAGATCACTATCAGATGACGAGCTGGGTAAAGTATTTAGAAAAATATTAAGGTATGTTAAAGAAGAGACAGTTCCTAAATTGACGGATAAATTGGAAGTAGTGTTCGAATTTATTAAGGTCGATCTAGATACTGATTTAAAGAAATATAAGGAAACATGTGAGCGTCGTAAAGAATCAGCCCAAAAAAGATGGAGTAGTGCAAATGGTACAACTGCATACAATTGCATGCAAATGCAAAAAGAAGACTATGATAGTGATTATGATAATGATAATGATAATGATAATGATAATGAATATGATTCTTCTAAAGAAGAAAAAAAAGAAAATAAACAAAAGAAAAAGTTCATTAAACCAACTTTCGAAGAAGTAAAAGCGTATTGTCTAGAAAGACAGAACAAAGTTGATCCACAAAAATTTATTGACTACTACGAATCTATCGGATGGAAAGTAGGTCGCAATTCTATGAAGAATTGGAAAGCGTCGATTCGCACGTGGGAGCGAAATGATAGTAATTTCGCCAATAAAAAAGTGGACAAACCACAAATTGAAACGCCTGATTGGACGAATAAGCAAATTGAAACGAAAAAAATAACAGAAGAAGAGCTAAATGAGTTAGATAGCATTTTAGAAAGAATTAGCAATAATGACTAACTTTAAAAAAGATCAAAGACAATTCGAAATGTTTAGACAATATACAGTTAAGTGTAAATGTGGTTGCTCTGTAACGATAATGAATCGAAGAAAAAAAGTATTGTGCAGTTGGTGTGGCAGAATGGTTTATTTAGACAAAAAACAAGAGTTTAATGACAAGATGAAAATAGCGTTAAAAAAAGTGAAGGTGTGATTTATGAATGCGAAAAAAATAATGGATTACATAGTCGAACTTGAAAACAAGATTGATGAATTAGAAGATAAATTACAAGAAAAGACATACGAACTTGAAGATTTAAAAGACGAAATGCAACAACAAAGTGAGTATTATCACGATAATTATAAAGAGATTGATTCGTACGAATTTTACGGAGTTAGTAGAAAAGATTTTTAGGAGATGAAGAAATGATAAAAGAAAAAATTAAACAAATAAAACAAGAAACTAATGCAAGAGATTTAAAGTATCAATCCCTTTTAGAGCAGAGAATCAAAAATATAGAAAAAATTGAAAGATTGCAAAACAAAGTAATTGCTTTACAAGAAATTGTTTTAAAGCAAAAAGATGAATTACTAAGATTTAAAGAACAATCGATAAAGGATTTGAAAGGAAAGAAGTAGATGAACGATTATACAAATATGAGTATTTATAAAAAAATACAAATTGTAAAACAGAAATTGTTAGAAGCAAACTTGAAAAAAAGTGGTGAAAACAAATTTGCCGGATTTAAATATTACGAATTAGGCGATTTTACGCCTCAAATAATCCAATTATGTAATGAAGTTGGTCTTTTTACAAAAGTTACTTTTGATAACGAAAAAGCAACGTTAGTTATTATTAATAGTGATAAACCTGATCAAATTGAAGAATACACAAGTCCGATGCGTAATTTAGAGCTAAAAGGATGTAATCAAATTCAAGCGTTGGGTGGAGTTGAAACTTATTCAAGAAGATATTTATACATGAGTGCTTTTGATATTATCGAAAATGATATGTTTGATTCTCAAAATGGTAATCAAGTTACAGAGGAAAGAAAAGCAACTGATACTCAATTAATGGTATTAAAAAGTTTTTACAAAGGAGCTATGTTACAAAAACTTTTGGAAGAAAATAAAATAGAAAAAATAGAAGATATTAGTTTAAAAAAAGCGAGTGAACTAATAAAAAAAATAAATGAAATAAAGGAGAAAAAGAAAGATGAATAATGAATTAGCTAAAATAGAAGATGGAAAAATTGTAGTAGCAGAAAACGTTATTAAAGAAATTAACAAATTTCAAAAAGCAAAATTAAAAATGGATTTAATGCAAGAAGAATTAAAAGAAAATCTTAAGAGACTCATGGAAGAAGTTGGGGCAGAGAAATATACAAGCCCGGATGGAACAATTGTAGTTAGTTATTTTCCAGAACGAACATCCAAACGATTAGATAGTACATTACTAAAAAAAGAACAACCCGATTTATATGAAAAATATCTAAAAGATAGCATTACAAAAGCTTACGTAAAATTAACGGTTAAATAATGATAGAGTTTTTAGAAGATGAACATGTTTATTTAATTGATGGAGTAATTGTTCCGAGCGTTACACAGATATTGCAAAGGGTGTTTCCCGATAAATATAGAGGTGTTCCTATTGAAACACTTAGTAGAAAAGCCGAATATGGAACTAATCTACATAAGTACATTGAAATTATAGAAAAAAAGAAGCCAAAGAAACCATTAGCATATATAAAACGTTATTGTAATCCAAATATTTTTCAAGAAGAAAGCATAAGGCAATATTTAAAATTAAAAGATCAATATGATATAGAAGTTTTAGAAAGTGAAAAGATCGTATCTTATGAAAATAAATACGCAGGTACGCTTGATCTTAAAGCAATTGTTAATAACAAGAAAGCAATTATAGATATCAAAACTACAGCAGAATTAGATACTGATTGGGTGGCTTGGCAAAATTCATTATATGAAATGGCAGATGAACCAGTAGAAGAACTTTATTGTTTGTGGTTACCTAAAGGACATTTGGGAAAATTAGTTAAAGTACAAAGAATAGATAAAAAAACTTTGTTAGAAATAGTGGAGAAAATATAAAAGTTGTAAAGGAGAAATAGAAATGGAAAAAGAAAAACACATAGAAGAATTATTGCAAGATGCAGATAGTTTTATTATTGCTACAAAAAAAGGTTGTTTAATCGTTGGAACAGAACCTGATATTTTAACACAATACACACTACTAACTAAATACTTAATAGAAACTCTTGATGAAGAAATGATTAAACACGCATTTGAATTAGCGCTAAAAACGGAAGAAGAATTAGAAATTCAAGCAAAAGATTGTTTAAAAGAAATGTATGAAAAATTAGGAAAACTTTTAGGTGATTAGATGAATAAAGTATTTTTGATAGGTCGCTTAACAAAAAAGCCTGAATTACGTTACACAATGAGTAACATGGCAGTAGCAACGTTTACAATCGCAGTAAATCGCCCAAAACGGCAAAATAAGGAACAAGAAGCAGATTTTATCAATGTTGTTTCATGGGGAAAACAAGCAGATAATTGTAATAAATATTTAGAAAAAGGAAGTCAAGTAGCAATCGATGGTCGCATTCAAACTCGTAGTTACGATGGAGAAGATGGTAAAAGACGTTATGTAACAGAAGTCGTCGCTGACAATGTACAATTTCTAAATTCTAAAAAAGAAGGTAAGGACATTAATGTCGCTACCAAACAAGAAGAAATAGAAGAACCCAAAACAGACGTTTTTGCAGATTTCGGTAAACAGGTTGAGGCAGACCTAGAATATGATAGCGATTTGCCATTTTGAAAACAGGCGGTTTAAAACATGAAGGATTTTGATTTAAATGAAATAAAAGAGTTGATTAAATGTGATTAATTTCACAGGAACTGTTGATAAAATAAAACAACAATTATTCTTGTTAGATAAAGATAAAAAGTATGACGTTGAAATAAAACAGCACAGAGATAAAAGAAGCCTTAACGCAAATTCATATTGTTGGAAACTTTGTACAAAAATCGCAGAAGTAGTAAACAGTGATAAAGACGCTATTTATTTGTTGATGCTCAAACGATATGGCATTAGTGATTTAGTTCCAATAGCGAAAGAAGTACCAATTAAAGATTACATCAAATACTATGATGTTGAATCAGAAACAAGCAAGTATATTTGGTACAAAATCTATAAAGGTAGTAGTAACTATAACACGAAAGAAATGTCTGTGTTGCTTAATGGCATTGTATCAGAATGCAAAGAACTAAACATTCCAACAAAAGAAGAATTAGAGTTGCAAGAGTTGATAAGGAATTGGGAAAAAACAGAGTAAAGGAGAAATAATGAGAAATCTAAACAAAAGCATGAAAAATAAGAATGATGAACGATATACACCACCTATTCTAGTAAAACCAATTTTAAAATATATAAAACCACAATCGACAGTTTGGTGTCCATTCGATACTGAAAAAAGCGAGTTTGTAATTTTGTTGAAAGAGGCAGGACATAATGTTATCTATTCTCATATAGATTTTGGACAAGACTTCTTTGAATATGAGCCTGATGAAAAATACGATTACATAATCAGCAATCCACCTTTTTCACAAAAATTGAAAGTACTCGATCGTCTCTACAAGTTGAATAAACCTTTTGCAATGTTGCTGAACTTAGAATGTTTGAATTATCAAATTGTTGGAGAATTCTTTTTAGACAAGTCTTTGCAATTATTGATCGTTGATAAAAAGGTTTCATTCGATGGCAATACAGCAAGTTTCAATACAAGTTACTTTTGTAAAGATATGTTGCCAAAAGATCTAATCTTTGAACATCTTGAGAACAATAACACAGGTGAGAATTTTGTCTGCTCTAGAATGGAGGGGTAAAAATGAGAGAGATACTATTTAAAGCAAAAAGAAAAGATAATCAAGAATGGGTTTATGGTAGTTTGTTAATTCTTGAAAGTGGTTATTATATAGTTCTAACAGGAACATTTCATAGCGAAATAAGCCTTATGAAAGATTACGATGTAAATGTCATATGGGAAGAGCAAGATTATTTTGAAGTAATACCAGAAACCATTTCACAATATACAGGTCTTAAAGACAAAAACGGTGTAAAGATATATGAGAATGACATATTAAGATTTTATGGTAACGAAATAGAAGATTGGGTAGTTTCTTATGAATATGGTAAATTTGTAGGAACTTTTGACAATATATGTGAAGATTTGTATGAACTGTCTAATTATGAAGTAATAAGAAATAAATTTGATAGCGAAAATTGAAAGAGAGGAGGAATAATGATAACGAAAGTAATATTTAGTAGCAATTCGAGTGAATGGGCAACACCCCAAAACATTTATGAACAATTAAATAACGAATTTAACTTTACTTTAGATCCTTGTTCAACACACGAAAACGCAAAATGTAAAAAACATTTTACTAAAGAAGAAAATGGTTTGTTGAAAGACTGGAGTAAAGATGTTGTGTTTGTAAATCCGCCATATGGGAGAGAATTACCTTTGTGGGTTGAAAAAGCATACAACGAAAATAAAAAAGGTGCTTTTGTAGTAATGCTGATTCCTGCTAGAACAGATACTAAGTATTTTCATAAATACATATACAATAAGCACGAAATTCGGTTTATAAAAGGACGATTGAAATTCAATGATGAAAGAAAATCAGCACCATTTCCAAGTATGATTGTTATAATGAGAAGAAAAAATGTGGCAAATACTTGTTATCAAAAAATAGTAAATTCAAAATTGTGCGAAAATATAGAACCCGAACCAGAAGAATTCTATTTTGCAGAATTAGAAGAAAAGGCCGAAAGATGCGATAAATATGAACAAGCATTAAATGAAATAAGAAATTATATTAATAATAATTCAAATTATTATTCTACTGACACAGAAGAAATAGGTTTTGTTATTGAAGAAACAAAAGAAGAAACTTTTTGTACAGATATTTTACAAACAATCAATAAAGCATTAGGAGGGAATAATGAATAAAAATGTAATTAGTTTTATAACTATTATTGTGCTAGTAATAATAGTAATAGTAATTTTAAATATAAATAAAAATAACTGTATAAAAAATGGTGGAAAAGTTGTAACCAATAATTTAGGCTTGTATGAAAAGTGTATTTATGGAGAGGAATAATGAATAAAAGTAATTTTTTAAAAGATTGTATGAATAAAATTGCGGAAATAGATGTAAAAAGTGAAAGTCAAGCAATAGCAAAAGAGGTAGTATTAGAAACGTTAGAAAATTATGAAACTCAACTCCAACAAAAAGACAATGCTATTGATGAGTGTATTGAAATTATAAAAGATTGTTTCAAGTTAATGCCACACGAATTTGATTGGGGAGAACAAGCCACAAGCATATTAAAAAAACTCCAACAAGTGAAAGGAGATAGCAATGAATAGATATGAAACAGTGTTAAATTGGTTTGAAGAATATGGATTTACTATAATTCAAAAAAATAATTCAAGTGTTAATTGGCACGAAACAATTATGAAAGATTTAAACGGAAAGCTAAGAACATTTGAAATAACAAATAACAATATTTGGTATATGAAAAATGGCAGAACCTCTCTAGGCAAGACTAAAACTGAATTGTTTTGCAATTTAGATAAAAGATTCAAACAAGCGAAAAAGTGGTTGTGATGAAGAAAACAATGATTAATTATATTCAAAATGAAAAATTTGATGATATTTATACACCATCTTATGCAATAGAACCATTACTAAAATATATTCCAAAAGGAATTACTGTATGGGAATGTTGTGATTATGGCAAAAGTGAAATAACTAGATTACTTAAAAAACACGGGTGTAATGTTATCTCAACTGATAAAGAAGAGAATTTCTTTGAATATAAGCCAAATGAGCACTTTGATATGATCATTACTAATCCTCCATATTCACTCAAAGACGATTTTATAAAAAAATGCTATGAATGGAATAAACCTTTTTGTTTATTATTGCCAATAACAGCACTTGAAGGGAAAGCAAGGGGAAATATGTTTAGACAAAATGGAGTTGAAGTAATGGTATTTGATGTTAGAATTCAATTTATGGAAAATATGGTTGAAAATTATGGTAAAAAGAAAAGTGGTAATTGGTTTAATACAAGCTGGTTTTGTTGGAAAGTATTACCTAAACAACTTATATTTGCAAGATTAGATAAGAAAGGTAGTGAAGATGATGAGTGCTAAAGAGATGTTTGAAAAGTTAGGGTATAAGTTTTCTTTTAATCAAAGTAAAACTGTAATGCAATATGAAAAGAAATGTAGACAATGGAGAGAAGAAGGACAGATAAACATAAACTTTGATTTAATAGACCATACGATAGATACAATATTTTGTGGAAAAATAAGTGGATACCTTCCACCAATATTTGAGCCAAAAGAAATTGTAGCCATAAGCAGGCAAGTAGAAGAATTAGAATCTAAGGGGTGGAATGATGTTGAAGATTAAAAAAGGCGTACATTTTAAACATATGTTAGATAAATATGAATTTCATCAAGGATATAATCAACATAATGACAATGAAAGATACTATGGCGTTTGTGAAACTGATAATATAAGAATTAATAAAGAAACCAAAGAAATAACTTGTAGTGGTTCATTATGGATAAGCAGTAAAGATTATTATACTTATGGTGGAATTGAAAAAATATATGACTTAATAAAAGCCGATTTAGTAGAGAAAGTAGAGGAGTAAAATGATAAGAATTAAAACATGAATTAGAAAAGAGGAAATGATATGAAATTAAAAGAAGGAATGTATGTTAGGACATTAGATGGAATATCGAAAGTAATTGAAGTTAGAGAAGATGATGTTATGAGTAGGTTCGTTAATAAAGATGGAAATGTGTATTTTGATGGCGATATGATGTGCAATCCAAGTTACGATCTAGTTGATTTAATTGAAGTTGGAGATGTTATTGTTACAAAAGATAAGCACAAATTTGAAGTATATGAAGTTGACTTAGAAGAAAGATGTGTAATTATTGATTTAGAATTAAATGGAGAACCTATGCATTTTTATGAAGAAGATATTAAATCAATAGTAACAAAAGAACAATTTAACCAAATGAAATATGAAGTTGGTGAGGATAAATGAAAAATGACATTAATTTTATGAGTTATGAAAACTTAAATAAACTTTTAGAAAAACATAAAAAAGAAAATTATCCCTATAAAAAGTATGAATTTGATAGTACAAGTTATACTTTGTTATTATGTGACATTAATAGTCTTATTAAAGAAAAGCAAAAGTTAGTGAAGTATTTAGAAAACAAGATAGAAGAATTACATAAAGAATATGGCAATTGGATATATGACAAAGACTATCAAGAAAATGGTTTATATGAAGCATATCAAGACATACTAGAACGTGTTAGGAGTGGTAAGTATGAATAATGAAATAATTAGTAAAAAAATAATATTACAAGGTAGAAAAAAAGATATAGATACTTTATTAAAAATGTTAAGACACATTGAATATTTAGGTAAAATTGGGGCAAGCAGAAATATATTAGCAAGAGTTGATGGTGATGGAACTGGAAGAATTAATGTATATAAAGAAGATGGTACTAGAGTTGATGAAGAAAATTATAATATAAATCAAGATAACTTAATAAATGGTTGCGTTGGAGTATATGATATAGGAGAGTAAATATGAAATTTAAAATGAATAATGTTGAATACATAATAAAAGAAGTTTCACAAGATTATCTTAATAGTGAAAAAATAGATGAAGAAGACGGATATTATTATGGAAAAACTTATTTTATGACACAAGAAGTATGTATTGATAAAGATACAAGTTTAGAAAGAAAAAGAAAAACACTTATTCACGAACTTACACACGTTTATATTAGAGAATACTTAACTACTAGAGATATTAATACTGATGAAGAAGTTGTATGCGATGTACATGCCAACTCACACGATATTATACATAAAATTGTTGAAGATTATTTTAATAGAAATGTTGGTTGATAAAAAAAATAAATTAAGGGATCGGTTGAATAAAAAGGGAGGTACAATGACACTGACACTTAGAGAAGCAAATAAAAAATTAGAGCAACTTGCGAACGATTACAATTATTGGTTGAGAGAGAAAGAAATCATTCAAAGCATTGTTTTACCTAAAGCGACAGACACTCAAATCGAAAAAGTAGATGGTGGAAAAAGAACAGATCGAATGTTACAATATGTAGAAACCTTAGAAGAAAAACAGATCAACGAAACGTTGAACTATATTTTTAAGAAAAAACAAAATTTATTGACTTGGATTGACAACGAATTAAAACGTTTAAAAAAATATGGTGAAGTAGTTGCACTGATAGTACAGTTAAAAGAGAATACAACTAAAATTGACGAAAAAACAAAAGAAGAGAGATTCTTAACTTGGCGTGAAATTGGTGATATAGCACACTTAGATCCTGATTATTGCCGACAAGTTTATAGAAAATACAAAAAAAGAAGGTATGTAAATTAAACTTCTCCGCTCATCTCCGCTTTTTATGTGTTAAAATGATATTGTGGAGAATTAAAAATCTTCATGCCAACCCCTTTATAAGGCCACTCGTTTGAGTGGTTTTTTGTTTGGTAGGTGAAACATGAAACCCGTATTAAAAGAAATGATAAAGATCTATAAACCACAATCGAAAGATTGGCTAGGTTTCAAGATCACAAAGAAGAACCCATACTCGTATCATCACTGTTTCAAAAAAGTGTATGGAGAGTATACAAAAGAAGATCCCAATTACTTACTAAATATCGGAGCTATTCTAAGCGCAGAAGGACAAAGATATATTCACTCTTTAGAAAACAGAAAAGAATACAAAAGTTTTAATGAACTAAACAAGATACTTCTAGAGTTAAACAGAACAAAAGAGCCTCCTACTGAAGAACATTGGGTAAAAGTGAAGAGATTTAAAGATGAACATTAAAAAGCCGTTTTGTGACTTTTCTTTTTTTATGAGGCACGGATGTTATGGATGTATTAATTCGAGGAGATGTGAAGAGCATGAACGTAAACTTAAACGAAATAGCGATAATAATGTTGTTGATAGTAGTAATCATTTTATTGATAAGAAAAAGGTGAAGAAAAATGGAGATATACGAAGAAACAGGAATTTGGGTAGTGATTAAGTTGTTTAAAGATTAATGACAATTGAGAAACAAAACTCATAAAAATAGGAGATGATAGTGTGTTGAATGCTAGACAAGAAAAGTTTATTAATAACATAGTTAAAGGTATGACGCAAAGAGAGGCATATAAAGATGCATACAATGCTTCATATGATAACAATGCAATAGATAATAAAGCTTCTAAATTATTCAATAGATACGAGGTTAAGACTAGGTATCAAGAACTATTAAATGAAGCAAAAGACAAGTCGATTATGAGTTCTATTGAAAGAAAAAAATGGTTAACAGATGTTATTAATAATATTGAGCGTGAAGAAGTAAACGTTAAGAATGAGAATGGTGAAGAAATTTACGTAGCTTCAAAAAATGCTGATTTAAATACAAAACTTAAAGCCATAGATATATTAAATAAAATGGATGGAGAATATAGAACCGTTCTAAGTGGTACATTAGAAGTAAAAAAGAAACTAGAAGATATTTTATGAAATATACTGCTGATTATTTAATCAAAAAGAGAAAAGAAAAATGGAATGAAAATCACGATGTTGAAAAAGATAGAGAATTAAGAAATGCAATAGCTAATGAGCTTGTAGAAAATAGAGAATTATTAAATGAGATTATAAATAATCCCGAAAAATTAATAGAACTTGTATTTGTTGTAGTAGATAAAGAGCAAAAGACTTCTCCTTTTTTCTTCAATGATGTTCAAAAAGAGTTTCTAAAAATTCTTAATAAAGCAATAAGTGATTATAATTGTGGATTAATCACAGATATATCTTTATTAGTTCTTAAGGGAAGGCAACAAGGTTTTACTACACTAGTTACTGCATATCAAATGGCTTTTGATATTACTCATAAAAATTTTCAAGGTTTTACACTTGCTGATTGCTCTGAAAATACAGAAGCAATATTTCAAAATAAAGCTAAATTTCCCTATTCTCAGTTACCAAACGAATTAAAACCTAGTGAAAAATTCAATAATAAAAGACAACTATTATTTGAAAAAATAAATTCTAGTTGGTCAGTAGACACAGCAACCGAAAATGTTGGTCGTTCAAAAACGGTCAACTTTTTTCATGGATCAGAGTGTGCATTTTGGAAATGTGGTATTGCAAGTATTCAAGCCGCCTTAGGAGAAGCGTTTACAAAGAATTGTATTAAGATATATGAATCAACGGCGAATGGATACAATGATTATCAAACTATGTGGGAATCCGGAGAATATATCAATTGCTTTTTCGAATGGTGGAAAACAAAAGAATATAGAATAAGGTTTGAAAATGAAAAGATAAAAAAAGATTTTCTCCAAAACATAGCCAAAGTTGATAACTGGATTTTTAATAGGCTTAGGTGGTTAAAAAATGATAAACACTTAAAAGAAGAACAATTGTATTGGTATTATAAAAAATATCAAAAATACATTGACAAAGAACTAATTAAACAGGAGTATCCATGTACACCCCAAGAGGCATTTTTACTACCCGGGAAAACCGTATTCGATACAGAAATATTGTTGAGTAGATTAGCCAATATTCCTAAACCAATCAAAATAGGTTATTTCACATACAAATTAGAAAACAACAAAGTGTCAGAAATTAAATGGATAAATGACGCGAGTGGATGTATCAAAATTTACAGATTACCAGATAGCCCAATACAAACTAAATATTGTGTTGGTGGCGATACGGCAGGAGGAAATCGCGATGGAGACTTTAATACAGGACATGTGCTCGATGCCAAAACCGGAGAACAAGTGGCAGTAATAAAAAATAGGTTGGATATGGATTTACACACGCTTCAAATGTATTGTTTAGGAAAATATTATTCATATAAAAATCGGAATAACATTAAAGAAGAAGCTCTAATGTGTATAGAAGCTAATTTTGACAGTTACCCTAACAGAAAATTACAAGAATTAGAATACAAAAATTTTTATGTTAGAGAAGATTTTGACAAAACAGCAGGAAAAATGCAAAAGAAAATAGGATTTAGAACCACTTCGACCACAAGACCAACAATTATATCTAATTTAGTAAGTGTGGTGAGAGAAAACCCAGAAAGCATTAATGATGAAGATACAATAAAAGAATTGTTGTCGATCGTTAGAAATGATGAAGGAAGAATAGAAGCACCACAAGGTGGCCACGATGATCACATGATGGGACTAGCAATATCTCATGAAGCAAGAAATCAAGTGATATACAAAAAAGACCCAATCAAAGTTTATCCTGAATTTAACTTTGAAATTGAAAAAGAAAAATACGATTATGGAGAGGAGATAATAGTAGTATGAAAAAAGTTGTATTTAGAAAACTAAGAGAAATGTCTGAAAAAACATTAGAAAAAGAAGAAACATCTAAAAAGGAAGTTAAAATTTCTTCCTTGAATACTAAATTAAATTCAAAAAAGAAAAAGGTAGATAAATAATGGATATAACATCAATATGCGTCGTATTTGGTGTTTTTTTGTGCCTTGCTTTCGTTTTGGGTGCAAAAATTGGACAAACAGTAGCGAATAACAAAACTATTGAATTACCTACTTTAAATCCGATTAAAAAGGTACAAGAAATACAAAGAACTAAGGAAGAAAAAAAAGAACGAGATAAAATGAACAAGATATTACAAAACATCGAAAACTATGATGGCACAGGAGCTAACCAAGAGGAGGTGTAAGAAGTGAATACAGAAGAAATTGAAAAGACAGAGTTATGGCAGTTGTACGAAAAAGGTGCAAATTACAATCGATTAATGAAAATGTATAGTGATACAGATAGAAATTATCGTTTTTATAATGGCGATCAGTGGCAAGGATTGAAATCTGGTGGAATAGAGCCTGTTTCGTATAATGTGATAAAACCTATCGTCAAACATCAAGTTGGAACAATAAATCAAAATTTGTGGGCAATTAATTATTCGAGTGACAATTTTGATAATGAAGATATGATTAAATTAGGTAAAAACATATGCGATTTGTTAAATAAGAGAGCATCTAGAGTTTTTGAAAAAGACAATATGGATTATAAATTACGCAAAGTATCAAAGCAATCTGCAATTAATGACGAAGGGTTAATATATGTTGATTATAACGAAGATACAGATGATCCTGTTAACGAAATAATTAACAAAGTTGATGTATGTTATGGCAATGAGAATTCGAGCGATATTCAAAGCCAACCATATATCATTATCAAAACAAGACGTCCTGTTAGTTATGTTCAAAGCCTTGCAACAGAGAAAGGAGTCAGCGAAGTTGAAATCTTAAACATTAGAGGCGATAACGATACAGCTGAAGAATCTGGAGAGCATTCCAAATATGAAGTAGATGACATGTGTACAATTATTACTAAAATGTATAAAAAAGACGGAAAAGTTTATTTTTCAAAATCCACAAAAACTGTAGATATTCAAAAAGATGTAGAAACAGGATTGTCGTTATATCCTTTGGCTCATATGGTTTGGGAAGAAGTAGAAGGGTATGCTAGAGGTATTGGAATAGTCAAATATCTAATACCAAACCAAATAGAAATAAATCGTACGTTAATGAGAAGAGTATTAACAGTAAAACAAACTGCATACCCACAAAAAGCAATATTAGTCGACGCGATTCAAAATCCGAATGCTGTCGGAGAAGTAGGAAGTACCATCAAAGTACAAGGTATGCAAATTGATGATGTTAGAAAAGCATTTAGTTATACTAGCCCAGCGCAAATGTCTGGTGATGCAACTAATTTACAAGCAGAATTGATACAAACTACAAGAGATCTAAATAATTCTAGTGAACTCGCAACTGGAAACGTTAATCCTGAAGACGCAAGTGGTAGAGCAATTCTAGCTGTTCAGCAAGCATCTAATATGCCTTTGGGAGAACAAACTTTAGCATTAAAAACAATGATTGAAGATTTAGCACGAATTTATTTGGATATGTGGAAAACGTATGCTGAAAACGGATTAAAAATAGTAGAAGATGATGACGAACATACGCAAAAGATACATCAAATAACAACAGATATGTTAAAACAACTTCAAACTACTGTAAGGGTTGATATAACACCGAAAAGTGCATATGACAAATTTGCCGTAGAACAATCAATAGAAAATTTGTTTATGAACAAAAAAATAAGTTTTGAAGAATACGTAAAACTATTGCCAGAAGATTCTGTAATGCCTAAGCAATCATTGCAAATTATTGTTGATGATAGAAAAAAAGCCCAAGAACGAATAGCTCAAACTCAAGCTGATGCTAATAACCTATTAAGTCAATCTAATCAGATATTACAAAATCAAGAAGATATAGCAAATATTGAAGCTACGGGAAACCAAATGATAAAAACTACAGCAATGTAGTTTTTATTGTGCACTGCTTTATAGGTAGTGTACTGATGATATACCAAGTATTGGTTTGCGAAGCATAGTGACCTACCGCTAATTCGCATGTAAGACAATACAAATTGGGAGTGAAATGTAGATTTGGTAGGTCGAACAGAATAACTCAATATCATTAGTACAGTACTTATAAAAAGTACTACCTAACATTCAAGGTTAAGAATGGAATTTACAGTCGACAGACTTAAAATGGAGGAACAAATGGAAAATGAAGAACTGTTAGAACAAACTAACGAAGCTGAAAATGTAGATACACAAACTACAGAAGAAAATGTGGAAGGTATAGAACTAACTGATACCTCTGACACTACCGAACCAGTAGTAGAAGAAAATGCAGAAGTTAAATCGCTTAGAGATCTTTTGAAAGAACGGCCTGAATATCAAGAAGAATTTAACGGAATGCTTAAAAATCGACTTGATAGAAAAGACAGAGAATTTCAAAAAGAATTATCTAAGTACAAGAGTGCTGAAGAAGTGCTCAAAAAAGGTTTAGGAGTAGCTGATATTAGCGATGCAGAGCAGAGATTAAGAGAGTTTTATAAAGGTGAAGGAATTGAATTGCCTGAACCAACTAAACCAGGACTAACAGATAATGACATTAGAATTTTAGCCAAGGCTTATGCTGATGAAATTATCGAAAGTGGAGATGCAGAGGCAGAAGCAAATAGATTAGCTTCTAAAGGATATGAAAACATGAATCCTCATGAAAGAGAAATGTTTAATAGATTAGCTGAGCATTTAACGAGAGAAAAGAAAATCAATGAATTAAAGTCACTTGGAGTAAGTAGCGATTTGCTCGATTCAAAAGACTTTAAAGATTTTGCTAGTAAGTTTAATCAAAATACTGGCATTAAAGACATTTATGAGCTTTATTCAAAAACTCATAAAGAAGAAAAGAAATTTGAAAAAATTGGAAGTATGGTTACAAAAAATCCTGATAAAACAAAGACACATTATACGGAAGAGGAAATATCTAAATTAACCTTAGAAGATTTAGATAAACCTGGAGTTTTTGAAGCCGTTAGACGTTCCATGACAAATCAAAATTAAAGGAAGGAATGATTATTAATGAATACAGCAATGCAAACAATTTGGCATAAAGCATATGAACGTGCACTAGAAACAGTAACTAGTTTAAGAAATCACTGTGATTTTACATATGAAAGGGATTCTAAAAATGCAAAAGAAGTAAAGATCTTAAACGCAGTAAGACCAACGGTAAAAAAATATGTACCAGGTACTGCTATTGATAAAGAATATATCAGTGCTACTGACATGACTTTAAAATTAGATCAATTCTTTTATTTCAATATTGCTTTAGATGACATTCACAAAGCACAATCAGTTCCAGGGGCAATGGAAGCTAGTGCAAAGGAAGGATCTTTAGCTCTTTCGGAAGAAGGAGACAAATATGTTGCTTCTATTGTAAAAGCTGGAGTTGATGCAGGAACTATCACTGCAATTGATGGAGGTGCTATCACCAAAACAAATGTATTAGATGTCGTAGAAAGTGGTTTTGAAGTTCTTTATAGCAATAACTGTAAAACTAGCGAAAAATATTGGTTAGAAGTTTGCCCTAAATTATATCGCTATTTAAGACCTGCAATGACCGAATTATTAACTAATAACGTAGAAATGGCTAAAAAAGGTATCGTAGGACGTTATGGTAATGCTGACGTTACTATTGAAAACTTATTAGCTAAAGATGACACCACAGTTTATAATCAATTGAGAACTGAACATGCAGTAGCTTTTGACGAACAAATTAATAAAGTAGAAGCATATAGACCACAAGATGCATTTGAAGACGCTTTAAAGGGATTGTATGTATTTGGAGCTTTAGTAACTCGTCCAAAAGAAATTGTAGTTATCAAATCAAACATTTAATTTAAGAAGCTTAAAGCTTCTTTTATCGTGGGAGCAGATAAAGAGTGGTGCAACTCCTCTCCCCACGACCATGGAAAGGAAATAAAAATGGAAAAGATAGAATATTACACATTAAGACCTAATTTAAAACAAATCTACGGAAAAAAGGTAACTAAAGATACAGCATTTACCGAAAAAACAGAAGATGGAACAGTAGAACAAGAATTTAAAGATTTAACGCTAACAACAAAAATTAATAAGAAAAATAAGTTTAATAATTTTGTTGTAGAGGAAAGTTCTGTAATTAAAGTAATAGTTCCAGAAGGTACTATTCTAATTTGGAACGAACAAGAAGGATTTATTGTACCGCAATATCAAATGTGTACATTAGAAGAACTAAAAGACGAAATAAAAGATATAGAAGAAATTTACCAAGAAAATGTGGAGGTACCAAATGACGTTAAAAGAGATGAAGGAGAAAGTTTATAGACTGATCGAAGAACTAAGCGATAATGTAAATAAGTTAACAGATGATCCTGATTATGAAAAGAAAATCAATACATGTATTAATATAATTCAAAATGAATTATCAAGGATTAAAAAGATTCCTGCTAAAGTAACTTATAATACAAACAGAAGCAATATTTTTACATTTAATGATGATATGTATCAAGTATTTAAAATTCCGGAATGTATGTATACCATATATGGAAACGAAATCCATTTTGACGAAAATTATAAAGGAATGGTAACAATTTATTACTATAAATATCCAGAGCAAATAACGGAAACGACAAAGGACAAAGATTATGAATTCGAATTATCGCAAGATGCCTTAGAAATAATGCCACTTGGTGTTGCTGGAGATATGCTCAAAAGTGACCCGTCTACAAACTTTGGATCAGTATATTCAAGTCGATATAACGAGCTTAAACAGTATCTAGATTCTAGAAATAATGTGGGAATTATTTATATAGATACAAGTGAGGCGATTGGTTAATGTCAGTTAAAACAGTAAATAGAACATACGGTAATTTTAGAGGTGTGGATTTTTCTAATGATGAAGTGAATTTGTATAGAAGTCCAGATTCTGTTAATATGTGGAAAAACTTCGATTTAGGAGAAGGAATAGAAACGAGACCAGGAATGACACTACTAGGAGAATTTGGTAGTCGAATATTTGGTCTCTTTTTTTATAAAATAGAAAATGTTTTACAAGTTATAGTCCACGCAGGAACAAAATTGTATAGATGGGACAATTTTCCACAAACCCCAGTAGCAAAAACAGAATTGTATATTAATATGAAGCCTAATTATTCGCAACACTTTGTTTTTAACAACGTTCTTTTCATTAAAGATGGTATTAACTATTTAGAATATGACGGAGAAGTGTGTAAAGAAGTGGTTGGTACTGTACCTATTACAAGGTTAGGAACAACTCCATCTGGGCAAATTTATAAAGATAACGTAGATTATGTTTATCAAGATGTAAATTGTCTTTCTAACTTGAGAAAAAATGGATTTGTTGCAGATGGAGAAAGTAGAGAATATCATTTAGATAGTACAGATTTAGATTCAGCTAGTATCTACATAATGAACGCTACTGTAAATGGAGTTGCAAAGCTAGAGGCAGTTGATTTTACAGTAGATAGAAAAAACGGGATTGTTAAATTTAACGAGGTACCACCAGCTCCATTAGAAGATGGCGATAGTAATGTAATAATTACTTATTCTAAAACAAATACTGAATCAAAAAATAGAGTAAACAAATCAACTATACTGGTTGAATTTGACAATAGAATATTTTTTAGTGGCAATCAGGATTATCCCAATACAATATTTCACACAGAACTTGAAGATCCAAGATATGTTAGTACACAAGGATATAGTACTGTAGGATTAGATACAGCATCTGTCAAAGCATTGGTTCCAGGAAATGATATTTTGTGGGTATTTAAAGAGACAATTCAGAACTACTCTAATGTTTATTATTTAACACCTACAATTGATTCAGAACAAGGGAAAATATATCCTAGCGTAGTTGGAAATATATCAACAGGATGTGTATCTACTGGAATTAATTTTAATGATGATATATGTTTTTTCAGCACTAAAGGATTAGAAGCTATAGGAAAAACATTAGGAAATGATCAAATATTAGAACATAGATCTAGTTTAGTAGATGCTAAGTTAATTAGTAATAAGGATTATTTAAATATCAAACTAGCAGAATACAGAGGATATTTGATGTGTTTATTAGATAGCAAGATCTTTCTAGCTGATAGCAGAAACTTATTTGAAAGAACATCAGGGAAAGTAGAATATGAATGGTTTTATTGGGAATTGCCATTTGGTATCAATTATTTCACTGAATACCAGGGGGATCTTTACTTAGCAAATACAGATGGACAAATATTTATATTGGAAGGAACAACTGACAACGAAGTTAATATATATAGCAAATGGACTACTACTAAAGATACTTTTGGATATGACTCGTATAGAAAAATTACTAACAAGCGTGGAGGTACCGCGAGTGTAAAAGAAAAAAATAATGATTCAATTAATTTAAAAACTATTACAGAAATAAGAAGTAATAATATAGGTAGTTATAATGATAGCAAGGGTTACTTGGTATACAGGATAAAAGAAAAGAAGTTTAAATGGATCCAACTAGAATTTAGTTCGAATAAACCATTTGGACTTTTTTCTTGTACATTAGAAGCTTTTATTGGCGGGTATGTAAAAAGATAGGAGGTAAGTTATGACAGAACAAGAAAGATATAATGCTTTAGAACAAGAAAAACAAAATGCATTGAATAATTCAAATAAAACATACGAAGATTTATTAAATCAAAATCAGCAATATTCAAGTAGTTTTAATGATTATTTAAATAAATATCAAAATACACAAAATGATATTTATGATAAACAAACTCAATTTCAAGTAGATTTGCAAAATCAAAACAAAGAAAAAGTTGAGAGAGAATATCAAAAGGAAGCTATGGCTAGCAAAAATGCTTATTATGACTTTATTAATCCGTATGGTATTCAAGCAGAAATTCAAGCACAAAACGGTTTGAACAAAGCAGGGTACAGCGAAACTGTAAAGTCGCAAGCTTGGACTACACAGCAAAATAGAACTGCCCAAGCAAGAGCTAGTATGAACGAAGCAAAATTACAATTTGATAATGCAATCAAAGAAGCTTATTTAAACAACGATGTAAATAAAGCAAATTTAGCTTTACAAATTCTTCAACAACAACAAGAAGAGGCATTAAGAAATTTCAATTACATAAGTGATACAAAGCAAAATCAATTATCAAATTCACAAACATTAGATAGTGAATACAGCAATAGATATAACACTTTATACAATCAAATTCAACAAGAAAAAGCAACAGCAGAGGCTATCAGACAATGGGAAGCCGAGATGGCAGAACAAAAAAGACAGTTTGATGCTCAAATGGCAATGCAGAGGGAACAATGGCAAAAGGAATATGAATTAAGTAGATATAATGCATATTCAGGAGGAAATAATTATAGTTCAACATTAAGCGACGGAGCACTATCGACGCCAACAGTTCAACCTGAAAGTACAGCTCAATCAAACAAGTACGGAATTGTAGGAGGAGGACTAGCAGGTTTGATAGGAGCTGTTGCTAGTCCAACTGCTTTTCGGTCAACTGGGAAAACTGTGGCAAATATGACTGGTACGACTGGAAACAAAGATAGTAGTGGAACAACAGTAGATAATCAGCCTGTTTGGACAAAAGCAGATGGAACCACATGGATTTTTAATAAAACAAAGAATAAATATGAACAAGTAAGATTTGAATAGAGGTGGTACAATGCCTAAAATGTATTTTGTTGAAAACGAAAATAAAGATAATAATAGTGAGGATAATGGTGTTTTGATTTTCAAGAAAAAAAAGACCGCAAAAGAGAATTATGATGAACAAAAAGATAATTTAACTAAATCTAAAATAGAATTCTCAAAAGTTTTACAAAGAGAGTATCAAAACCAAGGATTAACTTCAGATAACGTTCTTTCAGCACGTGAATTAGTAAATCAACCTTTTGTGAAACCTAATTATAACCAAAACAATTCTAGTACAAAAATAAATCCTTTTATGCCAATGGATAACATCCAAAAGGTTAGAACAGCTACCGATAATGCAATAAATAATTCAAAAGAACTTTTAAAAGACATAAAAGATAAGTCAAATAAGTTGAGTTATTCGAAATACCTTATGAATGTCGAAAAAGTAGGAAATGAAAAGACAAGTTTTTGGGATAAAACAGGCGGAAATATCACTAGAGCTATAAAAGATCTAGTGAGTAATTTCACAATGGATAGTAGCGATATTTATATTGATGAAAATGGTAAAAAAGTAATTCTTCCCTCTTATAATGATATAAAGCAACAAAAAGTATCTGAAGATTATGATACTGGAATAGGAAAATTTTTAGGGGATGCTGTGTATAATTCTACAAAGATATTAGGTTCGACTGCTCTTGATACTATTTTACCTGGTGCTGGTACAGCGATATATTGGCAAGATACGGGAATTGATAGTTATAAAAATGCAATTAACCAAGGTTATGATAGTGATAAAGCAATGGCGTATGCTTTAGTATCCATGGGTTCTGAATACATGACAGGAAAACTACTAGGTAGTGCTACTAAAACGCTTACTGGTGGCAAAACAAGTGCTTTAGAAGGTGCTTTAGAGAAAGTTACTTCAAAGCTTGTTAAAAATCCAAAAATATCATCTATTTTAGCTAAAGCAGGAAGTGAAGGAATCGAAGAATTTACTCAAGAATATATAGATAATATAAATAGACTTGTTACACTTGAGAATAGTACCAATATTGGTGATTATGCATCTATTTTTGCTGATAGAGAAATACTAGAATCTGCATTATATAGTGCAGGCGTTGGAGCTTTTTCAGGAGGTGCTATTGGGAGTGTAGAGGTAGCTACTACACAAAACAAAAACAATATTGCTTTTAAGGAATTTAAAAATCAATTAGAAGAAGCCAAAACAAAAACAACAGATGTATCTAAAATAGAAAAATATGATAATGCAATAAAAACAATAGATAACCATTTAAAAAACACAACTTCTAATAGTATAATATTACCTACAACTAAAAGTGAACAGCAAAATTACACTATATCAGATCAATTGAAGAAATCGATTCAAATTAAAACTAGAGAAATAGCACAACAACAAGAAAATGTAGAAGTAGTTCCAATTGAAACTGTTATTCCATACTTAAAATCAGGTGGTTATAGGACACAAAAACAAGTTAATTCTTTGGTTAATTCTATAAAAGAAGAAGGTATAACTAGTGCCATAGAATTATCGTTGGATAATGATAGCAATGTTAGTATAGCAAATGGGAATCATAGACTTGATATAGCAAACAAATTAGGGTTAAAAGAAGTACCAGTGCGATTCATCAATAGCCAATATGATGATATTGTAAATTCAGATAGCATTTTGTATAATATGAGTGACGAAAGAAAAAATTATGCAAAAGGAGAATATCAAAGTGGTAACAGAAACGTTGAAAAAATTAGTGAAAATAATGATAGAAGTAGGAATAACGGAGAAAACGGCTTTAACAATAATACATCACCTTCAAACGGAAGAACAGGAACAACAAATGTTGAATTATATAATAAAACACAAGGATATAATAACAGACCATCAAGCACTACAACACATATCAAAAATAATTCAAAGGAGCTAACAGGAGCTTCTTTTCTTTTGCCTGTAATAAATCAACAAAAAAAATTGGATGTCAAGGATAGGCTCCAATTGCCTATGCGAGACTCTAGTAGTAAAACTACTAGTGATATTCCTAAGAATATCAGTCCAATTTCTTATAATGATAATACTACAAATAGATCAAAAAGTCAAGTTGCACCATTACCATCAAAATATAATATGAATCAAACATCGAAAAATATACCTATTATTAAAAATACTGAAAACAGTGATAGTAAAACAAAAACCTCTTTACCTTTAGCTAAAAATAACGATGTTCTTAAGATGACTTCTAAAAAAATAGCTAATCAAATTAAAGATACAGGTGGTTTTGATTTAAAAGAAAGAAGTTGGATCAAAACTTCTATAGAAAGCGAAGCATTACAAGGAAAAATATTGATTGAAGGATTAGATAAGGGAAAAATAAATTATGTAGTTCAATCTAATAAAAAATCATTAGATAAAGCAAATAATTATTTGGATACATATGGATATGAAGAATCTTTAAAGCATGTTAATGAGTTGATTAAAAATGAAGGATTGCCAAGTGCTAGTGATATTGCATTAATGCAAAGAATGATACAAGAGGCATCTAAAAAAGGCGACGTTGAAACAGTTCAAAATTTAATTATGGATACAGCGATATTAGGTACTGATTTAGGGCAAGCCACACAAGCTTTATCTATGATTCAAAGGTTAACTCCTGAAGGTCAATTAAAAATGTACACAAAGTTGGTACGAAGAGCAAAAGCGCGTGGAGAAAAATCGTTTCAAAATGTAGAGATCACTCCAGAAATGGTACAAAATGTTTTGGAGGCTTATAAATCAGATGGAACTTATGATCAAAATGATTTAAACGGTAGAGTTGAAAAGTTCAAACAAGAAATAGCAGATCAAATGAAGTCGACAGTAGGCGAAAAGATCGATGCTTGGAGATATTTGTCAATGTTAGGTAATCCTAAAACACATATTAGAAATATGGTTTCGAACGTAGCAATGGCAGGAACAATCAAATTTAAAAACGCAGTAGCTAGAACAATTGAAACAATAGCACCTGTAAAAACAAGAACTAAAACATGGAAAAGTCCAAGTCAAGAAGTTAGAACATTTGCGAAACAAACAGCAATAGATATGAAGTCTATTATAACAGGAGAAAATAGATATAATGAAAAGAGTGCAATCGAATCAAAAAAGCAAATATTTAAAAATAGGACGTTAGAAAAAATAAGCGACTTTAACAGTAATGCTTTAGAGGCTGAAGATTGGTTTTTTAGTAAAAATGCGTTTAGAAGTGCTTTTCAAGAATATTTAACAGCTAACGGAATTGTAACAGAGAACGATATAAAAAATAATCCTGAAATTATTGAGAAAGCTAAAATATATTCTGTAGAACAAGCTGAAATTGCTACTTTTCGACAATATAGCAAATTGGCAAGCGAAATTAATAGAATAGAGAGAAATGGAAAAGTATTAAAATATGCATTAAAAGCAGTTTTGCCTTTCAAAAAAACGCCAATAAATGTAGCTAAAGCAGGTATTAATTACTCGCCGTTAGGATTTATAAAAAACGTATCATATGATGTTTATCAATTAAAAACAGGAAAAATCAATGCGAGTCAATTTATAGATAATTTATCTCAGGGGATAACGGGTACAAGTTTAACACTGATAGGTTATGCATTAGCTAAAGCAGGAATACTAAGTGGTGCTGGAGATGATGATAAAGAAAGCAAATATGATTCACAATTAGGCAGTCAAACATATTCTTTAAATATTGGTGGAAATTCTTATTCAATATCTTGGTTGTCTCCAGTAGCGATGCCGTTATTAGTTGGATCTAATTTCTATGAAAAGCTAGAAGATGAACAAGAATGGAATCCTGATATTATAACTAATACATTAGCAGAAACGATTGATCCTTTGAGTGAAATGTCGTTTGTTTCAAGTTTGACAGATACACTTACTTCTTATAATTCAGGTAGTGCTACTATGATAAAAGACATTGGAGAAACAGCTACACAAAGTTACATAATGCAATTTTTTCCAACTTTATTTAGTCAAATGGCTAGTACATTAGATGACAAAAAGAGATCTACAAAAGTTTCTAACAATAGTACATTTAAACTTCTTGAAGAAACTATGCGAAAGATAATGTATAAGATACCAGGTTTGAGAAACAAATTAGAAGTTTCGACTGATATTTGGGGAAATGAAAAAGAACAAAGTTCTAATATAATAACGCGAGCGATTGAAAGCTTTATAACGCCTTATTCAAAAACAAAAAATATATCTACAGATTTAGATAAAGAAATTAAAAGAGTGTATACCGAAACAGGAGAGGCTAGCGTTATACCTGGCGTTCCATATGCTTACACAAAATATGGTGGAGAAACATACAGAATGTCAGCGAAAGAATACACTACTTTTAAAAAGACTTATGGAAATATAGCAAGTACAACATTGAGTAATTTGATAAATTCTAATGGATATCAAAAAGCAACTGATGAAGAAAAAGCAAAAATGATCGATAATGTTTATGATTATGCTAGGGCAAAAGCAAATCAAGAATATTTTGAAAATGTTGATGGCGTTAATTACGAAAGTGATTTATTAAATAAAATAAATTCCCTAAATAAGTCATATGGCATTAGTGCAAATAAATACTTTGCTAATAAAAGTGAGTATGATTATGCTTATAAGAATCCCGAAAAATATGCAACAATAAAACAAATAACATCTTATGATAAATATAAAAAATATACAAATGATTTGAAAAAAATTAGAAGTAATGCTAAAGATAAAAAAGCAGAAACAATTCGGTATGTTAATTCGTTGAATTTAAATATTCCTCAAAAAGCGATACTTATAAAACAATATTATTCATCTTTCAACACTTATAACAAAGAAATAATTAATTATGTTAATAATCAAAAATTATCGATAAAAGAAAAACAGATGATTTTGGAACAACTAGGATTCAAAGTAGAAAACGGGAGGGTCTATTAATGAATATTCAAGATAGAAAGAAAACCCTTACAGCAGAAGATCTGAGAAGAAGATACAATCTTGATGACCTAAATAAAGACAGAAAAGCAATAAGATTTCAAACAGATCAAACTACAAAAATAGAAGCAGAGCTTAATAATTTTATAGATGCTACAGCAAAGAATTTTCAAGAACTTCAAGACCAAGTAGATGGCAACGTCACTACTTGGTTTTTTAGTGGAATTCCAACATTACAAAATAAACCTGCTAGTGATTGGGCAACTGATGAAGAAAAAGCAAATCATCTTGGCGATCTTTATTATGATCAGGAAACAGGATATGCATACCGGTGGATTTATAAAGATAATGAATATAAATGGCTTAAACTAGTTGACTCAGATGTAGTAGAAGCATTAGCGTTAGCAAATTCGGCGAAGGATACTGCAGATAGTAAAAGAAGAGTATTTGTGGTACAACCGATTCCTCCTTATGATATTGGTGATATATGGATTAAAGAAGATCAAGAGTTGTATCGTTGTAGAGCTTCAAGAAGTGAAGGCAATTACAGCGTAACAGATTGGATAATAGCTACAAAATATACAGATGATACTGTAGCTTTAGAAACAAAAGCAGAATTAGATCAATTCAAGGTTACTGTAGATCAAGAATATACATCCAAATCATTGTTAGAAACGACAGTAGGCTCTGTTAATGCTAGAGTAGAAGAAGTATATACTTATACGACTACTGTGGATAATCAAGTTGGAGAATTAGAGCAAAAAATAACAGATAATTATTATACAAAAGTAGAAACCGATACAAATATAAGCGTTGAAACAGGAAAAATAATAAATACTGTAAGCACGCTTGAAACAAGGACTAAGATCGATGCTGATACAAATGCACAAAATATAGCTCAATTAAAACAAGCTTTATCTAAATTGCAACAAACAGCACAAGATCTCGCTATCTCAATTACTTCTATAAATACAATCGGTGTTAATAAAGTTATCACCGAAACGGGATACGTTTTTGATAAAGAGGGATTGAAAATAAGCAAGACCGGAGAGGAACTTACCTCACTAATCGATAACGTTGGACTTTATGTAAAACGAAATAACGATAACGTATTGAAAGCAGATGCAACAGGTGTAGAGGCAGAGAATATAACAGTAAGAACATTCTTTGTAAAAGCAAATTTGACTCGTGAAGAGTCTTTTTTTGATGATTTTTTTATGGAAGAATGCATTGCAGAATTTTGGGTAGGTGATTAGATGAATTACGTTTCTGGTGCAGTTGAAACAGATAGTTACGCTTCAGGAAAATACGAAACAAGATTAGGATATACAATAACACCAAATAACGAAAAAAATCAAAGTACGATTTATACTGAATTACAAGTAAGATCAAATAACGTTGAATATTGGACCGAAAGTTCAGATACTCCTGCCTATATAAATGGCGTTCAAGTTCACGATGGATACTTTTATTTTGGAGGTTCGACAAATTGGCAAGTTTTAGGTAGTAGAACTTGGACAGTTTCTCATGATGATGATGGTAAATTAACATATAACTTAAATGCTTCATTTAGTAGTTCGGCAACAGGAACTTATATTGTAAAAAGTGGTTATGTATCAAAAGATGTAATTTTTCCTACTATTCCAAGGAAATCTCCAGTTACAGCAATCGATAGTTTTATTGGTAGTGCTACTACAATTAACATTAATAAATCTAGCAGTACATTCAAACATACATTAAAATACGAATTCGGTAGTTTAGACGGAACAATTGTTTCAATGACTGACTTGTCGTCATATGGTTGGACTATTCCAACGTCATTTTATGAAGAAATACCAAATATATCTAGTGGTACTTGTAAAATAATTTGTGAAACTTTTAACAATGGTTTATCATTAGGAACAACAGAAACAACGTTTATTGTTCGAGTTAATCCTGAAATAAATAGACCGATTTTGGAAGTTTCAGTTGAAGATGTTAATCCAAAAACTCTCGCTTTAACAGGCAATAAAACAAAAGTTATTAAGTTCAATTCTAATGTTAAAGTTAATATTACAGCAACACCTAAAAACAGTGCAACGATTAGTTCATATCTTATTTTGTGTGAAGACGGAAAAGGTGCTAATACACAAACTGCAACGTTAAATGCTGTCGAAGGAAATCATTTTAGAATTGGTGTAATGGACAGTCGAGGTATTTCGAACGTTGTTGAAAAAGAACTAACGTTAATTGAGTATATTAAGTTGACAGCAAAAGCAACTTTTAAAAGAAGAAAACCAACTGACAACAAAGTGTTGTTAAGTGTAACGGGAAATTACTTTAATCAAAGTTTCGGAGCGGAGCAAAATACATTAAGTTGTAAATACAGATATCGAAAAAAAGGAACAGAAGAGTGGAGTGATTACACAAATGTAACAGCGACTGTAAATGATGATAATACTTACAAAATTAACGATTTGTTGTTAGAACAAGATTTTAATTATAAAGAACAATTTGAATTTGAGTTTTTAGCAACTGATGAATTGATGTTATCTTTATCAAAAGGAAGTATTTCGGTTGGCGAGTATATGTGGGCTCGCGGGAAGAGCTTTGCAAACTTTCTAGTAGCTCCGTTTTACAAGTATAAAAGATTATTAACATTTGACGAAGCGTACCCGATCGGAAGTTATTACGAAACTGATAATTTAGATTTTGATCCAAACAATTTTTGGGGAGGAACGTGGGAACTCGATGAAGATGGAACCGTTTTAGCGTCGCGAGCAACTAATGTCGATAGTATTCTTAATGCAGACGTAGGTGAGATTGTAGGTGAGCATCAACATCAATTACTTTTAGATGAAATGCCAGATCAAGTGCTAAGCGGTTATTGTGGTGATCAATATAAGACTTGGGCGACAGGGCATTGGTACGACTATTCGGATTATAACTATCCAACAAACACAATTCAATACAGTGGCGTTGCAAACGGAAATAAACCACACAACATAATTCAACCAACTAAAATTGTAAACAGATGGCACAGAGTTGCTTAAAAAGGAGTGAAAAGAATGAAAATAACATGGGAATTAATTTTGGCAGTTTCAGGGGGAATGGTTGTACTTTATAATGCGACTAACGCATTGCTGAAATTTGTTAGTCCGTTAAAAAAGATCAAAGATAAAGTAGATAATCACGAACAAAGACTAATTAAAGACTACAATAGAATTAACGAAATAGAAAAGTCAAACAACATGATTTGTAAGTGTATGTTTGCTCTTCTTGATCACGAAATAACAGGGAATTCTGTTGAAAAGCTAAAGTCAACAAGAGCAGATTTACAAAATTATTTAATTGGTCGTTAGGAGGTTAAAATGGAATGCTTTAGAGGAGATACACTTTTACTATCTATAAAATGCAATCAAGTTTTGCACAAAGGAGATAAACTAAAAATTGCAGTTGTGCAGTATTTCGGCGATGAGTATCATCTGCTCAAAGAAGAAACAGTTTCTAATGAAACAGATACTGTTTTTTTTGATTTGTCAGCAGAAGAAACAGCGAAGATAGAACCAGGACTTTACCATTTAGAAATAGAACTTACAACAATAGAAGGTTATGTAAAAACAAAGCAAACAAAGTTAAAAATAAAGGAGGATGCTATTCGTGAACGAAATTGATTTTGATATTGAACTAAGTAACACTATGCTTAAAGATCTAGAACCGGCAACCAAAGAAAAATTAGGAGGGATCATAGTAGGAGAAGGCCTAAATATCACTGAAAATGGCGTGTTGAGTTCATCAACCGTGTCAGGAACAACAGATTATTCAGAAATGACTAACAAACCATCAATTAATTCCGTGGAATTGGACGGAAATAAAACTTTAGATGATTTAGGAATTCAAGGAAAAGGGGATTATTTGGTTGAAGAAACCGATCCAACCGTACCTAATCACGTTAAAAATATCACTGAAACAGATATTCAAAATTGGAATAAAAAAAGCAACTTTAGTGGTGATTATTCTGATTTAACTGGTAAACCATCTATTCCATCAAAAACAAGCGATTTGATGAACGATAGCAACTTTGTTACACAAGAATACGTAAACAACTTAATTGGCTCTATAAATAGCGAATTGGCAACTCTTACGACAGCGAGTGAGGTGATAGAAAATGCCAACGACGAATGATTATATTGATCAATTAAAGACAGATAAACAAACACTAGTTAATGCTTTGAACGAAAAAGGAGTAGAAGCGACATCAAATGAAACTTTTACTTCTTTGACTCCCAAAGTTTCACAAATTCAAGCAGGCAGTGATTCATCAGAATATTTCAAAGAAACTCCTATTAGCAGTATGAGTTTTAGTATAGCAAAATATATAAAAAAGACAGGAAATCTTGATACATCTAACATAACTTCAATGCAAAATGCGTTTAGTGGTTGCGAGAATTTGGAAGAAATTCCAATGATGAACACATCAAAAGTGACGCAAATGGGAAATATGTTTGTCAACTGTAAAAAAATAGCAACTATTCCGCTTCTCGACACATCAAAAGTTGTTAGTATGGCAGGAATGTTTCAAAACTGTACAAAATTAATTGACATTCCACTTCTCGACACATCAAAAGTAACAACAATGCAAACAATGATACAAAATTGCACATCTTTAAAAGCGTTTCCTCAATTGAATACGTCGAAAGTAACAAATTTTTCAAGTTTTGCGCATGATTGTAGCAATTTGCAATCATTACCTTTGCTAGATTTTTCTAGCGCAAATAATATTGATAATGCATTTGCAAATAATAGTAATCTTGTGAATATTGGTGGATTTTTAAATCTTGGTAAAGCATACACTAATCAAACTAAAAATTACAGGTATTATCGATTATCCTTCGTGCAAAGCAATTCACTAACACATGATAGTTTAGTAAATATTATTAATAATTTATATGATTTAAATTTGACTTATGGCGTTGCGAATGGCGGTACTTTGTATAGTCAATCTTTGTGGCTCGGAAGTGAAAATTTAACGAAATTAAGTGAAGATGAGATTGCTTTTGCCGAAGCAAAAGGTTGGACAGTTAGTTAAGAAAGTGAGATGAAAATATGTGGACATACGAAGAAAAAGAAGGATTATTAGAACATATCACAGTAGTTTATAAATATAAAGATGGAGTTCAGAAAGGATATAGATTGCTAGCACATAACGAATATGCTATTCGTTATGTAAGTGATGAGGGGCATACAGACGATGAAGGTCTTTATCATCATCCTGGCTACAGCAAGCAAATTAACGGCGGTCTTTGGATGAACATTAATGACTACGTAGCCGAAAAAATAAATGAGGAGATGGAAGTATGTTAAAAATGATTTTAGAGTATTTACCTTTTTTAGGAATCGCAATTTTGTTTAATTTAGCAACAGGACTTTATAATAATATAGCAGTAATCAAAGAAAAATTTAGTTGGAAAAAATTATTGATTGGATTATTTGTAAAAGCACCACTCATCAGTTTTTGTTTTATTGCCTTTGCAGTTATCTACGATAAGTTATTTGGCGTTGTTGAAGTGGGAGGTTTAGAGATATCTCCTGACACACTAATTATTAGTGTAATTGTTCTTTACACAATAAAAGCGACAAAAAATCTTATGTCAATTTTAGGAGTAACACAAGATAATCTAGTAACTATTAATGATGAATCACTAAAGATTCCACGAGGTGACGAATAATGCAAAAGGCAATATTTCCTACAAAAGATATGAGAATCACCCAAGGATATGGTCCTGGCACGTATTCACACGACGATAGTTGTTCTTTAGACATTTCGGGTGTAAATGGAGTTCTATTAAGAGCATTCGCACCATTTGATTGTGTAATCAAAAAAATCTATACACAAGACGCGAATGAAGTGTGGATCGAATCGTTAGAACCTGTTCTTTATGCAGATGGTACTGTAGACTACATGACTATGATGTTTATACACGATAATGATGTAAGCGATCTTTATGTTGGCAAAGTGCTTAAGCAATATGAGGAGTTTTATCAAGAGGGAGTAAAAGGTAATGTAACAGGCTCACATATTCATTTTGAATGTGGAAAGGGTAGATTCGATGGATCTGGTTGGCATCAAAATAATACGGGTGCGTGGAGTATCAATAATGGCGTAACACCCGAAAGCTGTTTATTTGTAACCGCTAACACTAATATTGTCGATGGTTGTGGCTATAATTGGAAATACGATACTTCTGTTGATAAGAAGTTTAAAATTGGAGATCAAGTTTATTTAAACGGTTATTTATATGTTGATTCAGGCGGAAATGGGCAAGGTGGCTATTTTAAAAATGAATTAGTAACCATTACTAATATTAGTTACAATCCAATTTCTACAAAACCTTATTTATTAAATAATGGTGATCTTGGTTGGGTAGCAGAGGAAGATCTATCAACAGAACCAATTCTTGATGTGGTACCCGAACCACAACCTGAACCTGAAATCGAGCAACCTGTCAAAGATCCAACCGAAGATTTAAAAAACGAGATTCAAACGTTAAAAGATTTGATTGCTTTAAAAGATAAACAAATTAATGAATTAAAATCACAATTGCAAGACCAATCAACGTTACGATCTTTCGAAGCTAAAATGAGTGGCAATCATTATATTTATCTAAATAAAGATGAGACATTATGTTATAAAATAAATTAGTTTCTATCTTGTTAATAGTATTGAAGTTTAGTGCGTATATGATATTATTATGTTAAGAGGATAGGGGATTTGAAAAAAATCACTACTCTTGACTTTTTCGGAAAAATGGTTATAATATAGGCATTTCTTGAAAAAGAAAGTATTTGTTTTATGTTTTTACATAAAATAAAAAAGAGAACTACTAATATTGCGTGTTAGGTGTTCTCTAGTCCACTTTTAATGGGAAAGAAAACACCCGTTCTAAGACGTAAGTCAAAGTATAGGTGTTTTCATTTTTTATCGATCTCTTTTGAGAGATAAAGAAATAACGTAGATGATGAGCAATAAAGCTACAAGATCTATATTCATTAAATCCTTTCTTCATAAGGACCACCTCCTTTCCGGAAAAACAAAACTGTCAATACGGACTAGAGGCCAAACACCTAACTATCAGTAATTCTCATGTTCATTATAATATAATAAAATATATTTGTAAAACAAGTTAGCAATTTTTATAATGAATTTGTAAAAAGAATGATTAGAATACTTGTAATTTAATGATTGAACTAAGAGAAAATAGTAAAAAAGATTTATTTTACATTCGAAAAATACAAAAACGCTCATTTGTGAGCGTTCTTTTTTTGTGCTTTAATGTTCACGAAAGGAGGAAAGAGTATGGAAGGATATATTCTAAGAGATGACTCTTTAAAAGCATTCAACGAAGAAATAGGTATCAATTCATCTGTTGTAGTCATTTGCTTTGAAGACAACAAAACATACTGTATGATCGATGGCATTACAAAAATATCAATCAGCAGAGAACAAGCACAGAGATTCATTTCAACAAAGGAAGCGTAGATGCTTCTTTTATTTATAGTTTCTTCTGAAAATACTCAAAAAGTCTAGATCTGGATAGTTCTCTTCGAAAGCCTCTCGTCCTTTAATATGCCAAGTTTCATTGAAAGATTTATCTTCTTGATATTTTTCGTGACAGCTTAGGCAAAGAGGTAATACAAGTCCGTATTTCATCGAATTTGATCTATTTTTACCACAAAAGATTTCGTGCTTAGTGATTTTATATGTACTAGAACATAAATAGCATTTACTAAAATCATTAGTAAATAGACTAAATCTATTACGTTCTAGTTTAGCTAGTCTATTTGATTTGTTTTTTAACGTTGCCATTTTTTTCTTAGGTTGCTTATATTGTTTATAAGTACAAGTTGAACAATCATTTAATTGAATGTTTTCTTTTTTTTGATTACAATAAAAATATTTAGTTTTTTTCTTTGTTTTTACTTTAAAATTGATACATTTCATAGTCAGATCCTTTCTGACTACTAATACTAACGAAGCAAATGGTTCATCAAGTAAAAGAATATCAGGTTTAACAGCTAGAGTACGAATTAATGCAACCCTTTGCCTCATTCCTCCTGAAAGAGAATCCGGATACTTATCCATAAAATCAGCTAGACCATATGTTTTTAATAGATGTTTCACATATGCAATATTTTCTTCAGTAACATCATGATTGATCTCAAGTCCAATCAGACAATTCTCTAAAATGGTTCGCCATGGAAAAAGAGAATCTCTTTGTAACATGTATCCAACTTTAGCAGAAGGTCTTGAAAAACGAATCATCCCATCCGACTTATTCTCAAGATCAGATAGAATCGATAGAATTGTACTCTTGCCACATCCAGATGGACCGACAATCGATACAAATTCCTGATCCTCTACTTGAAATGAAACATCCTCTACCGCTAACGTTTCTCCTTTAAGATCGTGATAAGATTTCTTAAGATGATCGATTCTTAAAATAGAACCCATCTAATATTAATCCTTTTGATAAATTAATTCATCATAACTAACTGTGTTTTCTAGTTCGCCACTTGCTTTCATAATGGTTTGCAAATGATCGAACGATTCTTTATTAAATGTCGTTGTAGTAGGCCATGCATCTGAACTCTTATAGCGATCGATTACTTTCACTAAGTCATTTTTAGAAGTATCAGGAAATTGATTCATAATTTTGTCTGCGATGACATCACTATCGTTTTCATGAACAAAATCGAGTCCCTTTTGGATTGCTCTTGTAAATTTTTCAATCACTTCAGGATGTTCTTCTAAATAGCTCGTGCGAGCACTATAAGAAGTGTAAGGAACAACTCCTCCTAATTCTCCAATATAGGCAACGACATAACCAAATCCTTGTTGTTCCACTTGTAGAGCATTAGGTTCTCTTAGTGCAAGAATAAGAAGTTTCCATTGAAATACATAGGAATTGAAATATAAAATGTTGACAAGTTCTAGACAAGAAACACTTTTTTGATTTAATTACATTAAACAGAAGAAAAATGTATATGAGATAAGGCTGTGATAATATGCTTCAAGTTAGTAGAGCCAATAGTTTAAAAGTTCCCAAAAAAATAGAAATAATTACAAAAACAGCAAATAATCAGGTGGACAGGATTGCAGTAAAAAAAGCAATAGCAATTGCAAAGGAGAAAAAGTTTAACCAAGAAAAGGTAAAGAAAATGATTGAAGTAGAAGATGAAGAGATCAAAGTAATCGAGAAAATTCCGTCGAATGCAAATGAGTTGATGGTAATTACAGTTGCTAAAAAACTATGTGCCTATGTGATAACAGTAACGGAAAATCACCGAAGAGATTTAGAGGTGTATTTGTAAATCGAATGCAAAACTACTGTTTAGATACAATAGAATATTTATTAGAAGCCAACTTTTTACGTATGGATTGCGCAACAAACAAAGTGAAAAGAGAACATTATCAAAAAGAAGCAATTGTAAAATTAAAGTTATTAGGATATATTGCCATGGTTGCCGAAAGCAGTGGCTGTATTTTGAAAAAACAGTACAAACAAATCTCAATGCAATTAGCAGAAGATATCAATTTAATTGTTGCTTGGAAAAAAAGTGACGATGAAAGATGGAAGAAAAGGACTTAGGATTTTCGGCTGAAAAGCCTTAAATTAAGGAGAAAATTTATTTTTTGGCCGCTGTTTGCGTTTGAGCCCTCTTCCTTTCTCGCGCGCGTCGTGAATAATAACGGTAATAAGAACTAAAATTATGTTAATAATAGGCAGGGTGGGGCTCGCCCAGATTCACTTTTGAAGGAATCGTAAACGATTCAGAAAACAAATCAGAGAAATATATTTTATGAAAAATATATCAGTATTGTAAGGTGAAGGAATTTTCTTCTTTTCTAATCGCTACAAGGTAAGACCTTAGTGCGATGGAAAAATACAAAAACACTCACACAAACAACGAGTATTTTTACTCTTTGTGCGTTATAAGGGGTGTTTCTTTTTTAGGGGGAAAATATGAATTTAGATGAAATTTTTACTTTTGAAAACTTGTATGAAGCATATAGACACTGTCGAACTTCAAAACAACACAAAGGAGAAGTAATTAGATTTGAATCCAATTTAGCGGTGAATTTAAATCATTTACACAATCAGTTGTGTACCAAAACTTACAAATTAGGAAAGTATAAGAAGTTTTATATTTATGAACCAAAAGAAAGAGAAATAGAAGCATTACCCTTTAAGGATCGAGTCGTGATAAGGTGTTTTTGTGATCATTGTTTAAAACCCAAAATAGATAGAACATTAATATACGATAATTGTGCATGTAGAAAAGGAAAAGGAACGAGTTTTGCTATTGCAAGAATTCATAAGTTTTTAAGAAAACAGTATCAAAAAGAAAAAAATAACAAAGTATATTTTTTAAAATGCGACATTCGAAAGTATTTTCCAAGTATCGATCATAATATTTTAATTGGCTTATTAAAAGAAATCGACTTTACAGATGACGAGATGTGGCTAATTAAAAAGTTAATTCAAGAACAACCAGATAGCAAAGACATTGGTTTACCATTGGGAAATCAGTCGAGTCAGTGGTTTGCACTATTGTATTTAAATAAAATAGATCATTTTATTAAAGAAAATTTGCGAATAGAAGGTTATGTCCGTTATATGGATGATATGATATTGCTTCATCGAGAAAAACAGTATTTAGCAGAATGCAAAAAGAAAATAGAAAAAAAATGTAATGATTTACTAAAGTTAGAATTGAATGATAAGACCGAAATTGGAATGGCACAAAATGGAATTGATTTTTTAGGATATAGACATATTTTGAATAGGAAAGGAAAAATAATAGTGAAATTAAGATATTCATCTAAACAACGGATGAAAAAACATTTAAAAACCGTAAAAAAACTATATGAAAAAGGGATTGTAGATGAAGAATATGTATATCAAAGAAAAAATGCTTTTTATAATCATGTCAAACATACCAAAGAAAATAGAAAACTAAAAAATGACACATTTCCCATATAATTCTTTAAAAAACTTTAAAAGTAGAAAAAAATAGATTATAATATATATGGTGATTAGTTTATGACGGACATGACATTTTTAACAATAGAAGAAGTTTTGGGAAATAATAAATTAGATATTTTTAGTCAATATGGAACAAAGTGTGCCATAACTGATTTTTCGATTTTTTTAGGCGGTTATGTATCGGATGAGTACTGTGCAAAAGGAGGAAGAACCAAAGCAGATCGTACCGGTTATTGGTGGACTAAGACATCAGATGGTGATAATGACGCGCGCGTCGTGGGTACTCGCGGTTATAAGGACTACGATTATGTTTATAATAGGGAGGGTGGGGCTCGCCCAGCTTTACCTTATTCATCCATCCAAAATCTCTCCTCGAACGTAGTGAGAGGTGCCAATGGAATACTAGAAGTTCAATATGGAGAATATCCTCAAATGGTAGTAAAAGATGAGGAATCTCGCATATTGGAAAGAGCGTACAACAATGGTTTAATGAAAAGAACAGGAAGAATCTATACAACAGACTCTGTCGACATTAAGGGTATCGGCAAAGAATTTACGCCATATTCACATATCGAGTATGAATATGGCATAGATAAGTTCATTCGTGTTATAGGTAATTCAAACAGTAAAAATAAGATATTGTCTGATGGAAGAACAGTGCGGGCAGATCAATCATATTGGATACGTGTAGAACCGATAACATGGTTCGTCGATAAAAAAGCAAATATTGCACTTTCTAAAAAAATAATATTTTCTGGTGTGCAATTTAATAAAATTAGAAATTATCAAGGAAACTTTGAAAAAACAGATATCAAGAAATTTATGGATCAATATTTTGCAAAAGAAATAGTGGCTTTCTATTCGTTTGAACAAATAATAAGTGAAAAAGAAGAGAAAATAGAAAAGCCAAATCCGTATGGATTTAATTTCAATTTAACAACGGAAGAAGAGATCATACGAGGAGCAATAGAAAGTAATGTTTCTGTCTTTTTGCATGGTCGAAGTAGCGATGGAAAGTCGGCAAGGGTAAAACAACTTGATCCAGATTGTGAAATCATTTATATGAGAAATGCAACGCCCGATAGTTTGAATGGAAAGAGTGTCTATAACGCAATAACAGGAGAAATGATCGATGTTGCTCCAACTTGGTATTTAAAAGTAAAAGAAAAATGTGAAAGAGAGAAAGATAAAATTCATATTATTTTCTTTGATGAATTGACAAATGCTCTTCCCTCTATCCAAGGAATGGCTTTTAACATTGTATTAGACGGTGAAGTAAACGGTAAATGGAAACTACCACCTAATGCGCGAATTGTCGCATCAGGAAATGATTTAAATGACTCTTTGGCAGCCAATCAAATGGCTGAACCACTGTTTAATCGTTTTGCACATGTATATATCAATACAACAGTAGATAGTTGGTTAAAGTGGGCCTCTACTCCAATAGAAAAGTATGAGAGATTAAACTATAGAGAAGAAAAATCACATCCAAAAATTCATCCATCCATATATGCCTACATTGCGTATAAATCATATGGAAATCAGGACGTATTAAGAACCCCTTATACAGGAGAAAAACCCAATGCTGATCCAAGAAAATGGGAGATGGCATCAAAAGTATTATATCAAACAAATCAACCAGATATGTTAAGAGCATTGATTGGTGAAGAATTAACGAGAGATTTTACAGCATTTGTAAGACAAAAAGTAATAACCATAGAAGATGTAATGAATCACAATTATTCCATGGAAGATTTAGAAATGGATACATCGCAAAAATTTGCAACAGCGGCAGGATTATCTTCCGTTGATGAGGAACATTTTGAAGTAATAAGGGACTTTATGGACCAAATCGGAAAAGAACCAAAAGCTGCTTTCGAATCCATGTGGACACATGGTGATGAAAGAAGGTTAGAATATCTAAAAGAAATTCTAATGGAAGAGAATGTATCACAAGGAGGAATAAAAAGATGAATGATGAAAAATGGAAAATGCTCGAAACGTACATAAGATCGGGGATATTACCACTGTTAGTTCCAAATGTATCATCAAATCTATTTAAAAATCCTGTTATATTAAAAGCCAAGATCGATCAATCAGAATTAAACGGACACTATGAAGAAAAAGAATTTTGTCCACCTACTTGGTATAGAGAATTGTTAGAGAAAAGCAAAATCGCGCCTGTTGTCTTAATCATTGAGAATTTAGATGAATTAGAATTAAAGGAGCAATCAAAGTTCATTGAAATACTAAAATATAAAAAAGTAAGTACATTTGATTTACCAAAAAATTGTTTAGTAATAGTCACTTACAACGATTTAAGTCAAAATAAACTAAACGAAGAAGTATATTCATTACTAGCACAAATTTGAGGAAAAACATGGATATAGAAATAATAAAAAGAAGACTATTAATAAAATATCCTCTCTTTGGAAGCATTGTAGCAAATTCTAACTTTGTTTCTGATGCCTCAATAGAAACGGCAGGTACAGATGAAAAAAATATCTATTTCAATCCAAATTTTATAGAAAAGATAACGAAAGATCAACAGGTATTTATCTTTGCACACGAAGTAGCACACATCGCTTTTGATCATATCAAAAGAAGTGAAGGAAAAGATAAAAAAATATGGAATCTTGCTTCAGATGCTGTAACGAATGCTCTTTTAAAACAAGATGGACTTCCTATAGTGGAAGGAGGCATCGATATAAAAGAGGCAATCAATTACAATGTAGAAGAAATGTACGAAAAACTATTAAAAGAACAAGAACAACAAAATGCAAACGAAAAACAGCAAAACAATTCTAAAAGCCAGGATAGTAAAGAAGAAAATCCATTTCAAGATGACATCTCAACTAGGAATTCTGACCAGGAAGAACAAAAGACTTCTCAAGATGTAGGACACGATACACACGCTATGTGGGAGAAAGCCGTCAAAGAAAAACGACAAAACGAACAATCTCAAACAGAAGAAAGAAAAAAAATAGATGAAAAAGAATGGTTTGAACAAAATCGAAAAGAGAAAAAAAGACAATTAGAAGAATTAAGAGAAAAACTAGCCAGTGAATCGCACGGCTATGATTTAGATGGACAAAACGAAAGACGATGGATGGAAGAGATCGGAACAGCGAAACCCTTGATCGATTGGAGAAGGTTACTAAAAGAAGCGATTAAATACGACGTAGATTGGTCCTATCAAAATGCAGAAATAGAAGATGGAGTTGTAACAGCACATTTAGAAGAAATGCCAAAAAAAGAAACAGAAATTGTTTTAGATACCAGTGGTTCAATCAATGAAACGCTTTTGAGAAATTTTTTAAGAGAATGTAAAAATATAGTACAAACTTCAAAAGTAAAAGTCGGTTGTTTTGATACGGCCTTTTATGGATTTACTGAAATCCGAAATGAAAAAGATATCGATGACCTGCCATTTTATGGAGGTGGAGGTACAGACTTTGAGGTCGCTGTAAATGCTTTCACGAAAAGAGTAGAAAATAAAATCATTTTTACAGATGGCTTTGCAAATATGCCAAATACCAAAATGGATATAATATGGATCGTCTTTGGTAATGAAAAAATCAATCCGAATGGTGGTAAAGTCATATACATCGATGAGACACAACTGGATCGATTATCTTATAGTGAAACGACAACGAATAACCATCATAAATTAAAATAA